TTAAAGGTTTAGGTTTGAATATTACAAGGGAAGGTGCAGTGGTCGTGGAAGCACAATGTTTAGCAGGAAAAGGTATGCAAAGTCTCGATATGCGAACGGAGGTTAGGGAACGGATCGGACAATCAGGAATTTTAAAGACACCTCAGCTCTTTTCTGATGAAACGTTACGTAGAGCAGTCAGAGAAGTACTTAAGAATGAACTTCCTGACAACGATGTTGAATTTGAGGATGTCGATGAGTGGTGGTCACGTAGATGGGCATGGTGTGTTAATGGAGGTCATTCAAAACAAGTAGGTAAACATGATGCAACATGGGAAGTTAAAACACAGGGCCGTGTACACCGTAGAGTAGCGATGGAATCGTGGACAGAAAATCCAATGTATAAGTGGGATGGTAAAGTATACGTCTCAGCTGTTAAGAAAGAAGAGAATGGGAAAGACCGTCTGGTACTGTCCTGTGACACGGTATCATATGCATGTTTCGAACATTTTGCTGCACCAATAGAAAAAGTTTGGAAGAATAACAGAGTATTATTAAATCCGGGTGGTTATGGAATGGTTGGAATAACTGAAAGAGTTAAAAGTTTAGGTAAAGGTATAAATGTAATGCTCGATTATACTGACTACAACGCTCAACACACCCTCAAGGCCCAATCGATCGTAGTAGAAGAGGTAGCAAAATGGACGAAGTATAATTCGATATATACTAAAAGACTATCGGATAGTTTCTATAAAATGCATGCTTATGTTGAGGGCCGGTATGAAGGAGTCTTTTCCGCGACATTGATGTCAGGTCATAGGTTAACAACATTCATTAACAGTATTCTGAATTTAGCATACATAATCGCGGCAGATACGGAGATGTGGCATTCAAATAGTTATAAGTCACTTCATACAGGTGACGATGTAGTAGCAGTATTTTCATCAATGAAGGACGTATCGTTATTATTAGAAAAATTGTTTAAGGCAAAAGTGCAACTCAACCCTCTTAAACAAAGCATCGGACACGTCTGTTTTGAGTTTCTCAGAATGTGTATCGGTAAAAATTACACAATTGGTTATGCTATGAGAGCGGTGGCATCAACAATAAGTGGCAATTGGGCTACAGACGGAATTCCAGTACCAGAGGGAATTTTGACAACGGGCATAACTAATGCTAGATCTCTAATCAACCGGTCGGGTACGTACTTACCGGCTTTGTTATTAGTTAAAAGTGTCTGTTATCGAACGGGTTTTTCACGGAAGATTGTTCGTTCGCTGTTATTAGGTAACTCAGTAATTGGTGGTGGGCCGATTTACGAACTGCGTAACAGTGGCATTAATATTTACAATGTACATACTAATTATATAGAAGATATGGATAAAGATTTTGGTTACTTATCATGTAATGCAACAAATTCATTCTTGACACACCATACAGCTCCGATAGAGCGGGAAATACTATCAGACTTAAAAGTGTCGGTTTTTTCAACTATGTTAGAGGCATCTTATGCTAAAAGTCTAACAGACAATGAATTAATCACAATTAAGAGTAGTTATTTACGTCTTAAGGATAAGATTATGAGTTTAAGAGGAAATGAGCATGTTCTTGACATATATCGCCGACCGTGTTACCACGGTGTGTTAGAAAAATATGCTATTTTGTCACTTTTGAAAAACAGACTGAGTAATAGCGATTTACGAAAGATTTTTCTTAAATTGAGAATTACCCCTAAGGATGACATACAGCGACAAGCTTGGGGAGCAGAATCAAGGCCGATTTACATAAGGGGAGGTCTATTACCTTATAGTGAAGCCGCTTCTCTAAGTCAAAAGACACTGGCAAGTGTGGTTACAGTAACGTATAGTATACTAATGTAAACGGTGACTATACAGCGTCTCGGGGAGGACGCA